CCTTAGGCTATCAAGGAGGAACGAACGCTCTTATTTCTATGGGGGCTTTAGACATGGGACTTTCTGAGGAAGAGCTTCCGGAAATCGTTACCAGATGGAGGAATGCCAATAAGAACATTGTGCGTCTATGGTACAAGGTCGGAGAGTGCGCTCTGGCTACTACGAAGGACGGAAGGGCGAGAACCTACAATGGCTTAATCTTTAGGCTGGAAGAGGACTTAAACAACGGCCTTCGATTCCTCACAATCGAACTACCTAGTAAGCGTAAGCTTTTCTACTGTAAGCCCTTTGCAGGAGCAGGACGGTTCGGTGATGTTTTAACTTTCTTTTCCCAGAACCAAACTACGAAGAAATGGGGAGAAGAACAGACCTTTGGCGGGAAGCTTGTGGAGAACATCGTGCAAGCCATTGCCAGGGACTGCCTCTGTGTAACACTGGATAGGATAGCAGAACGGAATTTACAGCCTATCTTCCATGTCCACGATGAAATAATCGTGGAAGCAGACGAAAGCCTCACTGTGGACGCACTGTGCGATATTTTCGCCCTTCCTATACCATGGGCAAAGGGATTGATACTTAAAGGAGCTGGATTCGATGGATACTTCTATCAAAAGGATTAGTACGGCCAAAAGCCGAAAAAGTAAAGATTGGAAAGAAAAGGCCGTCACATGGGAGAAGTTCCTTACGCTCTTTAAAACTCCCAAGGTAGGCAAGGAAACAATGGTTGAGTATCTTGCTCTTCCTAAGGATAAGCAGGACGCCCTTAAGGACGTAGGCGGATTCGTAGGAGGTACCTTAAAGGACGGTATCCGGAAAGTGCAAAATGTTCTTAGCCGGAGCCTTATCACTTTAGACCTTGATAACATGGCCGACTCTGATACGGAGGACGTTTACCGGTCTATAGACTTGTTAGGCTATAGGGCTTTGGTATATAGCACCAGAAAGCATCAAAGCCATAAGCCTAGGCTTAGAATCGTGTTCCCTTTGGAAAAGGAGTGCACAAAAGAGGAATATGAACCTATAGCAAGAATGTTAGGCAGCAGAATAGGGATTGACCTTTGTGACCCTACTACCTTCGAGGCTTCCCGACTTATGTACTTCCCTTCTATCTGTAAGGGAGCCGACTATGTTTACAAGGTTTTTGACGGAGAAGAGGTAAATGCTGAAAAGGTACTGGGGTTATACCACGACTGGAAGAACATCGCAGAGTGGCCAAAGTGCCAAAGTGAGACTCTTCTCATTAGAAGGGAAATCACGAAGCAGGGAAATCCTCTGGAGAAGTCAGGACTTATTGGAGCCTTCTGTAATGCCTACGATATTCCCTCAGCTATAGAGCACTTCTTATCGGGGATTTATCTTCCAACAGATAGGCCGGATAGATGGACTTACGCAGACGGAAGTACGACAGGCGGTGCAGTTTTATATGACAATGACACCTTCATGTATTCCCATCATGCTACGGATCCGATAAGCGGAATACTGGTAAATGCCTTTGACCTTGTTCGACTCCATAAATTTGGAGACCTCGACGAGAAGGTAAGCGCCAACACAAAGGAAGAAAATAAGCCATCATTTAAGGCCATGTGCTCCTTTGTCAATAATGACCCGACAGCAAGGAGTACATTAGACCTTGAACGCATGAAGGCCTTTGAAATGGTATCTACGGAAGAGGGCGAGCCTGAAGAACTAACGAAGGATGACTTGTCTTGGATGGCAGAACTTAAGAGGAATGAAGATGGGAGAGTGCTTCCCACCATCCGAAACTTAGAATCCATCATGCAGAACGACTTCAACATCAAAGGAAAGATATACTCTGACGCATTTACCGGAAGAAACTACTGCGGAGGTGCGGTGCCATGGGATAAGACAGGGTATCACGAATGGACAGATGAAGACGATTGCGGACTCATCGGATACATAGAGACAGCCTATGCAGTCTATCACAAGGATAAATGCTATACCGCCTTAACCAATGTTCTTCGGAATAACCGGATTAACTCCGTAGCGGATTATCTCAATTCCTTATCCTGGGACGGCGTAGAGCGTGCAGAGANAGTGCTATACCGCGTTAACGAATGTGCTCCGGAATAACCGGATAAACTCCGTAGCAGATTATCTGAATTCTCTGTCATGGGACGGCGTAGAGCGTGCAGAGACGCTTTTTATCGACTACTTAGGTGCAGAGGATAATTGCTATACAAGGGAAGTAACCTTAAAGACTTTACTGGCTTGTGCCATAAGAGCCTATAAGTTTGGTGCTAAGTACGACAACATGCTTATCCTTACCGGGGAACAGGGCATAGGAAAGAGCACCATACTGGAAAGACTGGGAAAGGATTGGTTTGCAGACTTTAAGGCAAGAACAGTCGGAAAGGAAGCCGAGGAAGCGATTGCCGGAAAGTGGATTGTGGAGATGGGAGAACTTGCAGCGCTTAATAAGCAGGAGTCTGAGGATATTAAGCAGTTCCTATCTATGAAGAGCTCCTATCACAGAGAAGCTTACGGAAGACGAAGTATAGAGCACAAACGAAAATGCGTGTTCTTTGGAACCAGTAACAAGGATGAGTTCCTCCGGGATGAAACAGGAAACAGAAGATTTTATCCTTTACCGGTAGGAATTAAGAAACATAAAAAGAACATCTGGAAAGACCTTACTTGCATGGAAATAGACCAGATATGGGCAGAGATAGCCTTTAAGGTTGATGCCTGTTTGGGGGATTACGATGCACTGCAGTATCAGGTTCTTAGCGAGGAAAGCAATAAGATTCTGGCAGAGCTGCATGAGGAATTTATGGAGCAGGATCCTATTCAGTCTATGGTAGAGAAGTTCGCCGCTACGCAAGTACCGGTTAAATGGATGGATATGGATATAGCACAAAGGATAACCTTCTTAGAAGGAAACATGGTCTATGATGGAGAGCTTATGAATCTGCCGTATTTGTCTCCGCAGAATATTCACTGTGAGCTTTTGAAGATGCCTCTTGGGAGCTTAAAGCGTTTGGATTCGCATAGATATCTCAGATGTATAAAGGTCATTAAAGGCACTAAGAAAGCAAGATTAAGGGATGAAAATTATGGGCAGGTAAGGTGTTATAAGTTACTAAATATTGACACCAAAGGACGGAAATAGCATGTGACTAACTCTTTCAAAAAGAGCATATTTTGTGACTAATGTGACTAACTCTTTCAATTTTAGTAAAAACTAAAAAATTTGAATCAAAAAAAGTTAGTCACATTAGTCACAAAAATCAAAAAGTTAGTCACACAAGAAATCAAGTGTTTATGCGGTTCTAAGTGCTATTTGTGACTAAGTGACTAACTTTTTTAAAAATTAAAAGATTACTGGAGCAGATAGCAGTACATAGCAAAACCATTAAATACGTGTATATATAGGTGTTATTTAATAATTAACTGCATGTATGTTGTGCGCTGTGGGCATATACGCGCGTGAGGGATTTTTTGGTCACTTAGTCCCACGCACCAAAAACGGAAGGGTTGTTTATGCTGGAAAGGGAAATAGAAAAGAAGTTTAAAAAGGCGCTGGAAGCGAAGGGGTGTTTAGTCTACAAATTCGCTTCCCCAAACTGTCGAGGCGTTCCGGATAGAATCGTTATCACGACTACCGGTAAAATTCTATTCGTTGAACTTAAGACGGAGAAGGGAGTTCTTTCTAAACTGCAAAAAGTTCAAATCAAAAAACTTCTGGCTTACGGGCAAAAGGTCTTTGTGCTTTATGGCCTTCAGGAAGTAGAAGAATTTGTAAACAATATTGATGATTGGAGGTGACACTGATTGATAATAGGAATTTGCGACTATTGTGGAATTGAAATTAGAGAACCTAAGAGCCAGTGGATTCGGTCAAAGGAACATTTTTGCAGTAGAAAATGTCACATGCTAAAAATGAATGCCGAGCTTAATCCAATGAGAATGACCGATGAGGTAAAGGCTAAGCTATCAAGGGCAAGACTAGACAGTGGTTTGAAAAAAGGATATCAGAAGATATCTGGACGCCATACACACAGAGTGATAGCAGAGGCAATACTTGGTCGCCCGCTGAAAAAAGGAGAAGTAGTCCATCATATTAACGGGAATAAAAGAGATAACAGGGCGGAGAATCTTATGATTTTTAAAAATCAAGCTGAACATGCCCGGTGGCACGGCTGTCATAAGAAAGGAGGTGATGCCGTATGAAGTTCATTCCACATAATTACCAAGCAATGTGTATAGATAAAGTCGTACATCAAAATGCTGTCGGTCTTTTCTTGGACATGGGCTTGGGTTAGCAAAACAATTATTACATTGTCTGCCATTGAGGAATTAAAGGACAGGCTGGAAGTGTCTAAGGTTCTCATTATCGCCCCTAAGAAGGTAGCGGAATCGACCTGGACTAACGAATCTAAGAAATGGGATCACACGAAGGATTTTAAAATCTCTAAAGTTATGGGTCCACAAAAGGAACGGCTTAGAGCTTTGCAGGCTAATGCGGATATCTATGTAATTAACCGGGATAATGTTATGTGGCTTTATCAGACTTTAGGAAATGACTGGTTCTTTGATATGGTTGTGGTAGATGAGAGTTCAAGCTTTAAAAATCCACAATCCCAAAGGTTTAAGGCTCTAAAGAAATCCTTGCCGAAGATATCAAGGGTAATCTGCCTTACCGGTACGCCGAGCCCTAAGAACCTTTTAGACCTATGGAGCCAGATTTATTTACTTGATCAGGGGGAAAGGTTAGGTAAATTTATCACGCATTACCGGACAAGGTATTTTGATTCCGACTTTATGGGTTTTGACTATCGACCGAAGAAGGGCGCAGAGCAGGCTATCACAAAGAAGATCTCCGATATCTGCATAAGCCTGAAAGCGAAAGACTATCTGGAGCTTCCCTCTATCGTCTATAACGAGATTCCCGTTGAGCTGGATAAGAAAGCCTTAAAGGCCTATCAGGAATTGGAAAAGAATATGGTTTTATCTCTCGAGGAGTCAGAGATAACTGCGGTATCTGCCGGAGTGCTTACAAACAAGCTTTCTCAGTGTGCCAATGGCGCAATCTACGATGAGGATAAAGTGGTTAACCATATCCACGACTGCAAGCTGGAGCGCTTTACGGAGCTTGTGGAAGAGTTGAATGGAGAGTCCGCGTTGGTCTTTTATAATTTTAAGCATGACAAGGATAGGATCCTGAAAGCATTAGAGAAGTCCGGTTTAGAAGTTAGAGAGTTTAAAAGCCCTAAGGATGAGGAAGACTGGAATAAGGGAAAGATAGATATATTACTTGCCCACCCTGCAAGTACGGCTTATGGAATCAATCTCCAATACGGTGGGCGACATATTATTTGGTTCTCGCTGCCGTGGAGCTATGAGCTGTATGCCCAGGCGAATGCCAGACTATTCCGGCAAGGGCAAGAAAAGCCTGTTATCGTGCATGAGCTGCTTTGTACGGATACGGTAGACCATGATATTAAAAAGTCCCTGAGTGAAAAGGGGCAGACTCAAGAGGATGTACTTAGAGCTTTAAAAGCAAGGCTCGGAAAGGTGGAATGATATGAAACTTAAAAAAGAGATAGGACAACTAATAAATTGCTATTTACTGGTGGAGTTTTTCAGAGAAAACGCAATTCCGGATTTAAAGGACATTCTGCCGGAAATAGCGGACTCAGTCTATGAAGTAGAGGAAAAACTGGAAGAGTTTTCGGAGATGATAGAGGAAAAGGCTATTGATGTGGCAGAGAAAGAAGCAGAGGAACTTACAAAAATGACAAAGGAAGAACGGAAAGAATTCAAATACAGGACACCGCGGAAAATTGCGATAGTCACCGATGATGACGGCTGGAAATCATGCGAGTGTCCAACTTGTAGAGAAGAACTGGACGATTTGGAAACATTTGATTACTGTCCCTACTGTGGACAAAAATTAGATTGGAGTGTGTTGAATGATTGAGATTACAGAGAAAGATTTAGTGGATGTTCCGTTGGATCCGGTAAACCATCCTTCTCACTATGAGACAGGGAAATACGAGTGTATAGGGGTAATGCTTGAGACTCAGGGGCCAGAAGCCGTGAAAGGATTCTGTATCTGTAATGCCTTCAAGTATTTGTATCGGCACAGAAAGAAGAATCAAACAGAGGATATAGAAAAAGCAATATGGTACCTGAACAGATACCTTGAGCTTGCAAAGGAGTAGCCTATGCTCAAGCCTTTAAACTTTGGAAACTATCAAGCCATGAAAAGGTATAGCTATAACCAAATGAACGCCTGGGCGGTGTCGGTATATCAAAGCGGATTCGAGGACGGACAAGAATCTATGCCGAGTATCTTGGAATTTGACAAGGACACAATGACGGAGTTCCTGTTAGGGATAGACGGCATAGGAGAAAAGACCGTAAAGAAAATTGTTCAAGCCTTTATAAATAAGGGCGAGAGTGCATGGGAGATAGATGCAGGAGGAGAAGAATGACAAAGGAACAATTAAAGAAGTACCGAGGCTGGAAGCAAAACATCGGTATACTGGAGAAGGAGATATCCAACATGCTGGGAGAGACTGTCCATGACTTCGGCCACGACTACTCGAAGGGCTTTAAAAAGGTCGTACACCTTGACGGATTCAATCAGGAGCTTTACGAGAGGCGGCTTAAAAAGCTTTCAGAACTCGAAGCAAAAATCCGTAAAGTAGAAAGCTGGATAGAGTCTATAGAGGACGATAGGCTACGCTTTGTTATCCGGAGCCGTTATACAGAGGATAAAACTTGGCGATGGATAGCAAAGAAACTGGCGAACGTTTCAGAGGATTATGTAAGAATTATGATTCACGACAAATTTTTCGAAAAAGTCAAAAAATAATTCGGAAAATTCGGTTTATTCGGAAAATTCGTTTTACAATAATAATGGACTTGGTGTCGGAACGCATCTTGCCATTTGCCATGACATATGGTACTCCTTTTGAAGCTCGGAGCCGCTTAACGGTGGCTCCCTTTTTGTTACTAAAGGATATTGTTGGAAAGGGGATGAGCCTTAGTGAAAAACAAAGACGATTTAACAGACAAGCAGAAAAAGTTTATTGAAGAATACCTGATTGATATGAACGGCACGAGGGCTTATCGTGCTGCATATCCTACGGTAAAGAATGACGAGACAGCAGGAGCGGCGGCTTGTCGGCTGTTAAAGAATGTTAAAATAAAACAGGCAATCGAGCCGATTCTCGCAGGCATGAGTAGCGACCGCATGGCCACAGCCACAGAGGTGATGGAATACCTTACTTCCGTAATGCGTGGCGAGTCTACGGCAGAGGTTGTAGTAGTCGAAGGACTGGGAGACGGTTGCTCCGAAGCCAGACGCTTCAAAAAGGCGCCGGACGAAAAAGAAAGGCTGAGGGCTGCTGAATTGCTAGGAAAGCGGTTTGGCTTGTTCAAGGATAAGGTTGAGGTGTCCGGCCTTGAATCTGAGCAGTCTAAGCTGGACAATCTTATTAGCCAGTTAGGCGCAGGGGATGATTCATGAGCGGAGAACAGCTCCTCCTATCGGACAAGTACAAAGCCTTCCTTCGGTGCACGGCATCCGTAGAGTTCCTTGAAGGGACGACGAGTGCCGGAAAGACGACTGTAGGCCTGTTTAAGTTCATGCTGAAGGTCGCAAGCAGTAAGAAGAAGCTCCACATCATAGCAGCAAAGGATACCGGCACTGCAGAAAAGAATATTATCAATAAGGACTTGGGGATTGTAGACGATTTCGGTGCGCTTGTTGAGTACAACGGTAATGGTACCAGCGAGGACAAAATACCGCATATCCTTTTCCATGCAAGCGGGGGAGATAAGACGGTGTATGTTTTAGGCTATGGCGATAAAAAGAAATGGCAGAAAGCCTTAGGAGGACAGTATGGATGCCTGTACATTGATGAGATAAACACAGCGGATATCGACTTTGTCCGCGAGGCGGCAATGCGTTGCGATTACATGATGGGAACACTGAATCCCGATGATCCTTCGCTTCCTGTCTATTCCGAGTATGTAGACCATTCGAGGCCTCTTCCTGAGTGGGAAAGCGAGACACCAAAAGAAATAAGAGATTGCTTAGTGAAAGAGCCAAAGCCCGGCTGGGTGCACTGGTTCTTTTCTTTTTCCCATAACTTGGGGCTTCCTAAAGAAAAGCTTGAGCAGATTTTAAGGAACACACCGAGAGGTACAAAGATATGGAAAAATAAGATTGAGGGCTTGCGCGGTCGTTCTACAGGCCTTGTCTTCTCTAACTTCGATGAGAAGAAGCACGTACTTAGCAGACAGGATATTGCAAAGATACCGCACAGCATTAATCCCTTTGTGAAGTTTACCGCGGGACTGGACACTTCTTATTCCTCCCATTCAGAGGACACTATAGCAATGATGTTCTTAGGCATTACCAAAGACAGGCGCTGCATAGTGCTAAGAGAATGTGCATACAACAACAGGGATAGGCAGGAGCCATTAGCGCCATCGGACACAGCAGTAAAGTTCACAGTGTTCTTGGAATCCTGCCGGAATGATTTTGGCTTTGCAAGAGACGTGTTTATTGATTCAGCGGATCAAGCGACCATTACAGAGCTTAATAAGCTTAAGCGTAACCACGGAAGCCTTTACACCTTTGTAAACAGCTACAAGAAAGTAAGTATCATTGACCGCATTAACTTCCAGCTGGGGTGGCTTGCGCAGGGGAAGTATCTAGTATCAGAGGACTGCACGGAGCACATCAGAGAGTTGAACAGCTATTCTTGGGAGGAAGATAAGGATATTCCTGAGGACGGACACGATCACACGGTAAACGCCGCACAATATGCTTGGATACCGTTTAGAAAGCTGATTGGAGAGATAAACAGTGGGATGGATAAAGAGTATGACAGATAAGTTTAAAAAAGGATTACAGAACTGGCTACAGATTCAGCCTGTAAGCCCCTATCATGTTTCGATTCAAAGCTTCATGGATTTTGAGACTGCTGCCATTAGGAATCGAATATGGTACAGAGCAGACGGAAACGAACTGGAGCAGCTGTATCAGCAGTGCAGAATGCTAAATGATGCGCAGAAGTTCTGGGGCGCAAAGCCTACAGCGGGCATGGAGATTCGGAAAATCCATACAGGGCTTCCCGGATTAATCGTAAAAATGCTTAGTGCCATCGTTCTTCCGGATATGAATGCTTTCGAGTTTGACAGCGATATCCAGAAGAACCTTTGGGAGGAAATCGAAGAGGAAAACCACTTTGAAGCCCTAATGGATACCTGCCTAAAGGACACCCTTGTAGTTGGTGATGGTGCTTTCCGTATCGTGCTGGATCCGGCAGAAAGCGCACATCCGATTATTGAATGGGTACCGGGAGAGCGCGTAGAGTTCGTCTATCGCTACGGCAGATTGAAAGAAGTTATCTTCAAGATTCCATGGGATAAAGGCGGCGTCCTTCATGCACACTACGGTAGAGGCTATATTAGGCATAAGCTGTACAGGAACGAGCAAGAATATCCTTTGCCGAAAGAGGTGCAGGACTGGACCTTTGACGAAAGCCTGATGATGGCCGTACCATTCAAGATTTATGAGAACGCGAAGTATGAAGGAAGAGGTTCTTCCATCTATGACGGCAAGCTGGATTCCTTCGATGCCTTAGACGAAGCATGGAGTCAATGGATGGACGCGTTGCGGGCAGGGCGGTCTAAGACTTATGTTCCTGAAAGCTTCATTCCAAGAGACCCGAATAGCGGAATGCTTTTAAAGCCAAATGCTTTCGACAATCGATTCATTGCCGGAGCGGACGATATCTCCGAAGGTGCTAAGAACGCAATCACTGTTACGCAGCCAAACATCCCCCACGATAGTTACATGGCTTCTTATATCACTGCCTTAGACCTTTGCTTGCAAGGAATTATCAGCCCCTCCACTCTGGGGATAGATACGAAGAAGCTGGATAATGCTCTCGCGCAAAGGGAAAAAGAGAAGACCACGCTCTACACCAGAGCAGGCATCGTAAAGGCTATTCAAGAGCAAATACCGCGACTTATCCAGCAGTGTATCAATGCGGAGAAGGTACTAAGAGGAGAAAGCATTGAAGAAGTCAAGGTTAATATCCCCTTCGGCGAATATGCAAGCCCCTCATTTGAGAGTCAAGTAGAGACACTCGCCAAGGCAAGGCCGGGGGTTGCCATGATGAGTATCGAGGCGCAGATTGAAGAGCTCTATGGCGATACCAAGGACGATGAGTGGAAGAAAGAAGAAGTCGCAAGGCTAAAAGAGGAGCAGGGCATTTCCAGCGTAGAGGAGCCGGACTTTTCAGTAGAGGAGGGAATAGATGGTAGTCCAAATATTAAACCACAGCTACAAAATGAGCCCGGAGGAATACAGGCAGATGCTTAAGCTGGCGTCTGAGCAAGTGCCCTTCGGTGTGTATGCTTTGGAAAAAGACGGCATGGCAGAGCTTAGAAAGGACGACTGCAAGAGTAAGGGTAAACTGAAAGAACTAATCAGGGCTTACCGCTTGCAAGGCTTTAAGGTGCATCAGAATGGCGTATGACATCGGAGAAGCACTCGACAGAATCGAGGAAGAACTCA